GCCGCGGCAGTAATCGCCGCCGTCAGTGCTATTGTTGCTTGGGTTGCGGCCGCTTGGCCTATACTGCTTATCATTGCACTCATTGGCATTCTCGTATATGTGTTCTTGGAAGCAGGTTACACCATGGCAGAGATTGTAGGTGCTGTTTGCGGTGCGATTATGTTTGCTATCGCAGTTATTTGGGACGCTGTAATCTTGCTTTTGGGTATCATAATGTGGGTACTCGTCATCGTAGCAGAAGCAGTTGTCGTAGTAGGAGCCGGCATTATTCTTATCGTACAAGGAATTGTTCAGGTAATACTCTGGGCCATAACTACCATATACGCAGTTCTAATGATTATATGGGATGTAATTTACACCATCGCCAAGGGAGCTTGGGGCGTCGTGAAAGGTGCCATCGTTGGAATTTATGCGTTGTTTGTAGGACTCGGTGAAGGCGTGTTGGGCATCCTGTATGCTATCGCGAAAGCGATTGACTGGGTATTTGGTTCCAATCTGGCTGACACAGTTGGCGGATGGATTGACGGCCTTGCAGGTTCTGTCGAAGACCTGAATAACGCTCTTGACCCTCTGGGCGAATTTGAGGATATAGGTACTCAGTGGACCACCTCTTTTGAAACCCTTGGAGATATGTACACAGGTTCTGGTGAATACGATGACTGGTTTATTGGCGACAATATGGCTGATGTCTGGAACGGAACCGGCGACATCATGGGCAATATTTGGGACTTCGGTCTGGAAGCAGATGCGTTCCTTTACAGCGGAATGCAGAATCCTATGGACTGGTACAATTCCGGATATGATTGGGGCGAAGGCGTAACCAACAGCGTTGGAGACTTTGCTCTTGGTCTACCGACTGATTCTGTACTTGGAATTAACGGGCTGGACGGCATCAACATCAATGGTGGTAACCTGGACAGCGTAGGTTCTATTAACAGCGATGTAGACCTGAGTGATGAAGATATTCAGCTTCTCAGAGACATGGCGGCGAGAGATTACCTGCTTCAAGTACAATCTGTCACACCTATCGCCAATGTTACCTTTGGTGATGTACGAGAAACGGCTGATGTCAACAAAATCGTTGAGGTCATTGAAAATATGGTTGACGAGCAGATGGCAACCGCACTCGTCAGCTAATTCTACAGGAGGGTTGATATGGATATTGGAATTTTTCTTGAATACAACGGTCAGGTGGTTCAGATACCTGTCAACCCTTCGACCTTTAATGTTAAAACAAGTGGTAACAACAAGACCACTGAAATTATCACACTTGGTGAAATTGTAATCCCTAAAAAGAAAAAGCTATCGGCTATTTCTTGGGAGTGCTTTTTCCCGTACGAAAGCTGGTATCCGGCTATTCGTACAAAGGGTGGATTTAAGTCCGCTCAGTTCTATTTGGACTTCATCAACAAGATTAGAGATGACTGCAAACCTTGCCACCTTACTGTAACAGGTATCGGCTTCGACGACGATGTTGTAATTGAAACATTCGACTACTACCATCAGGCAGGAGACCACGAAGATACCTATTACAGTATTGAGTTCAAAAGATATCAGCCTTTTGCTGTATCTATCATCTCTAAACAGGCTGTGACGAATCAACTCAAACCGACAACTGCTGTCGGTACTGTTCAGCCGCAGGCAAAGGCAACGCCTAAACCTGCACAGATTACAGTAGGTTGTGATGTCATTCTTAACGGCCGTGTGCATTATGACAGCTACGGTTCCAAGCCTGGTAAGACTTTTAAGAACTATAAAGGCAAGGTAAATCTTATTAACAAGAAGGGCAGTCACTCCTATCATGTGACCACTCCGTCCGGTGGATGGCTGGGCTGGGTTACAGAAGGGAGTGTGACGCTGGCATGAATTGCATCACACAAATCTACGATAATCGAAACGGTGTTACTTTCGATGTTTCAGAGGTTGTGTCTGACATGACTATAACTACCTACCTGGAAGATAATCCGGGTAAACTGGAGTTCACCGTGTTAGCCACAAGCCCTTTGGCATTTTGGGAAGGTGCCACCGTTTCTGTAATTTTAGACGGTCATAAGATGTTCAAAGGCTATGTGTTCAAAAAGTCTCGTGACCAAGATGTTCGCAAAATTAAAGTCACCTGTTATGACCAGCTCAGATATCTCAAGAACAAGGATTCCAGAGTATTTGAAGGTGTAACAAGCAATCAGATTTTTGAGCAACTGTGTAAAGACTTCGTCTTGAAATATAAGACAGTCGACGCAAGTTCTCATATCTGTGCTCCGAGAAGCGAAGACGCGACATCCTTGTACGATATGATTAAACACGCCTTGGACGATACATTGGCTAACACCAAGCAGTGGTATTTCATCAGAGACAACTTTGGAACTCTGGAGCATCTGAATATCACTTCTTGTGTACGCCCGGAAGTACTGGGCGATAAGTCATTTGTAACAGGCTTTGATTATGAAACCTCCATCGATGACGATGTGTATAACCAGATTAAGCTCTACAGAGACAATCAGGACACAGGTAAGCGTGAAGTATTTATCGTGAACGACACAGTCAACGGCGGAGAGAAAATTAGGCAATGGGGCATCTTACAGCTCTACGAAAAGGTAGACGAGAAATACAATATTGCCCAGATTGAAGCCAGGGCTTTACAGATGCTCAAATATTACTGCGATACTCGTCGCAGTCTTACTCTTCATTGTATAGGTGTAAAAGAGTTCTTTGCTGGATGTATTTTTAAGTGCAAGATTGCAGACCTTGGAGATTTGTCTATGAATAGTTATCTTCTGGTGACTGAATGTACTCATAAAATCTCTAACGAAGAACACACCATGGATATTAAGACGGAGGTGGTAAGAGGTGAGTGATGGACACAGACTGGCTCAGCTTATGCGACAAGCAGGCCAAACTCCACAGAATGAAATCGTTGATATTGTACTCGGTGAAGTCACCTCTACTTCTCCTCTTAAGGTCAAGGTAGAGAACAGAGAGCTAACAGAGTCTTTCCTGATTTTGGGTGCTCTCTGCAAAGAGACGCACATCTACACCGACTACATAATTAAACACGACCATTACCATGTGATACCCACAGCAACCACACAACCCGCAGGAGAAGGGCCTCACAGCCACAGTATTTCACAACGAAATACTAATCCTGTAACTCCTCACGGAAATAATTACGACATCATGTTGTGGAGAGGACTTCGTGTTGGAGACAAAGTATTGATGCTCAAGGTGGGTAGAGGGCAGAAATACTACATTATTCAGAGAGAGGAAGGAGCGATACCGACATGATTCCGGAAAGTCAAGATTACTTTTTGCAGGATGAAGAGTCTGAAAATTTTCAGATTTTACCTACAAAGACTTTTAAGATTGACCCTGTAAATAAACGCATAATCGGAATGATTGACGATGAAGAGGCTGTAATGCAGTTTATTCGAAAGGTGCTCAATACAGATAAGTATGCCTGGGAAATTTACGACTGGTATTACGGTAATGAACTCCTGAAACTCGTTGGGCATTCATACGACTATGTGTGTACAAGAATTCCAAACATTTTCAAAGAAGCACTTTTGACAGATGATAGAATCGTAGATGTTCGCGATTTTACTTTTGCCAAAACAAGTATTGACGCCATGATAGTCACTTGCATAGTCGATACAATTTATGGGTCAATAGAATATGAACAGGAGGTATTGACATGATTGGTAGCAATCTTGAACAATATACATTTGATTATCTTATGGCTATGGCATTGTCTTTTGTACCCGATTCCATTGACAAACGCGAAGGCTCAGTTATTTATGACGCTCTGGGTCCGGCGTGCCATGTTCTTGCTCTTGCATTCATGGAATTACGAAATGTTTATACGGACACTTTTGCAGATACTGCCACAGGCGAAGCTCTGGATTTAAGGACAGAAGAAAGGTATATCGTAAGACAGGCGGCAAACTATGCTGTAAGACGAGCTGACTTCACAGATGACGGCGGTGTGCCTATGATTATACCTATCGGTTCTCGATTTAGCACCGTATCTAATACAGACCCTGTGAACTATACGGTTACAGCCGAGTACAAAGAGGACGGAGTAGTTATTCCTGGAGCGTACGAGTTGACTTGTGAAGTTGCCGGAGTTATTGGTAATCGATACTCTGGAAACCTTATAAGTATTTCTTTTGTACAAGGTTTGGCCTCTGCTATCATGTCCACAACTCTCATTCCAGGTGAGGACGCTGAAACAGACGAGCAGTTACGAACCAGGTATTTTGAAAGTATTAAAAATCAGGCATTTGGTGGTAATATCGCTCAGTACAGACAGGAACTCAGTAAGATTGAGGGTATCGGGCAGATTCAAGTGTATCCTGTATGGAACGGACCGGGTACTGTGAAGTGTTGCATCGTTGGACCTTCTAATAATGCAGTATCTCCTGAATTTTTGATTCATGTCAAGGATGAGGTTGACCCTCAGGATATGGAAGGAAATAGTGGAACTGGATTAGGAATTGCTCCTATCGGACACAATGTAACGATTACAACCGTTGAGCCCTTGTATATTGACATAAATTGTTCTGTAACAATTGACGGTCAGTATGCTGTAGATTCAGTTAAGACACAGATAGAAGAGGCGATATCTAAATATATTGAGAGTGTGCGAAAAGCGTGGTCTACTGCCGACTCGTTTAATCGCTACCATCTCAATGTGTATAAGTCTCAGATTATGAGTGCCGCGTTGTCTGTTCCGGGTGTTTTGAATGTATCTAATGTTACCCTCAACGAAGACGAGTCGGACATTTACTTCCAGCAGGAAAGTTCTGTTCAGTATATGGCGACTCTCAGGAAGGTGGTCATAAATGCTTGATATAAACATCAGAGAAAAGTTTCCTAATTATTATGACAATGTGTTAGAAATAGACACACTTTCTGAAGCGGAACAGCAGTTACTCTCACAGCTGAGAGACGAGTTATATTCACTTATCAACAATCAGTGGGTCTTGACCGCTGATTTGTCAGGCATTTCTCGATACGAGAAAATGCTTAACATCGTTCCAAGTGCCGAAGACTCCGAAGATTTTAGACGGGATAGGATTCTTAATCGTCTTAATCAGGTGTCACCCTATACCATAACTTATCTGGTTAGGTGGTTGAATGTATATTTAGGAGAGAAGAAGTACGAAATTGAAATGGAGTACGGAGAGTACCTTCTCACATTGACAGTACACATAGGTGAGTACGGAAAACTGGACGAACTAATCAAGACTCTAACAGATATTGTCCCTGCAAACATCGGAAAGGTTGTAAATAATGAGATTATATGTTATAATTTTACAGTAAGGCATAGCGGTGGTGCTGTGTCTACTGGTAAAATATATCGGCTGTCTCAAGACATCGATGTAAATTATCTGTTAGAAACAGTAAGGCATAGCGGTGGTGCTGTGTCTACTGCATCTATACAACACCTAATATAATAAGGAGGACAAAACAATGGCAAGTTTCAATAGCACCAAAATTACCAATAGAGGTAGAGAATTGGATGCTAAAGTCTCTTCTGGATTGACTCGAATGTCGTTTACGAAAATCTGCCTGTCAGATACTGCATATTCGAGTTCGTCTGTTGAGGCTCTCACTTCACTGTCTGGCGTTAAGCAGACTTCCGTAATTTCTGAAAAGAAGGTAATTAACAATGTATCTGTTCAGGTATCTTCTGTGTTTACTAATGAACAGCTGACCTCTGGTTACTTTATCAGAACCATCGGTTTGTATGCTCAGGACCCTGATAGAGGTGAAATTCTCTATTCTGTTACTACTGCAATCGAGGCTGATTATATGCCTCCGTACAATGGTTTGAGCTCTTCCAGCATTTTAGTTGACCTTGTAAGTACCATCAGTAATGCAGAAAATGTCGAATTGGAGGTAGACCCTGCCGCCGCGGCTACGATTCGTGATATCAATGAACTGAAAGACGAAATCGAAGATTTGAAAGGCTATGTAGGTTACACGGATTCTGATATCGTGGGTGTCGAAGTTGACATAGTAAACAACACTTTCACTCGACTTGCAGGAGCCGTAGGTCTTAATCCTGGAGAAGACTTTAATGTCTTTAATATGTATGGAGGCCGTAAGCGTTGTAATCTGTCAGATGCTGGTGAAGTTACTGCGTACTATGGAGACGCTGGATATTCCGCAACCGGCTCTAATGGCCAGGTAATGGTAGAACAGCCAAAATTCTTCTACAAATTCGTTCCTCTCAATTTGTTTAAGGTTGAAGGTCAAGAAGGGTGGTCCTGCGATAAGTTTAGAATCTATTTGTCTGATACTGCGAAACGCGGTTTCAAGATTCATCCGAATTTTACTCGAGGCGTCCCTGCCACCATTAAAGACTTCATCTATTCTGCGGCATATACAGGTAGTATTTATGATGCGTCTGCGAGCACTTTGCTCCTGAATGATGAACAAGTAGCAGATTTTGCCGCCGACAAACTTTGCTCTATTAGTGGTGCAAAACCTTGTTCAGGAGTAACTCAGAATCTGACAAGGGCCAATACTCGTAAGCTGGCAAATAATCGAGGAAGCGGTTTCCAGATTACAGACTTCTTGTCCAACTCTGCTACTCAAATGTTGTTCTTGGTTGAGTATGCTTCTTTTGATACTCAGTCTAAAATTGGAATAGGTGTTGCTTCGTTCACGGATGACGGCACTACTAATATGGCTATTGTAAATGGTGGAACTGACAATCTGGGTAATGAAAGCGGAATGGCCAACGGTGATAATGGCAAAGTGTCTGTCACCTACAGAGGTGAAGAAAACTTCTGGGGCAATATTTGGTCTTGGGAAGATGGACTCAATATTGAGGCAAAAGGTCTTCACAATGCGTTCTTTGCTCTGGGTAACTTTGCTGACGACACCAAGGCTGAGCCCTATAAAGATGTAGGATTCCAACTTGCAAAGGCGAATGGCTATGTGAACGCCATCGGTTATAGCGAAGTATGCGACTTTGCATTCTTGGCAACCAGAACTTCTGGAGCATCTAATAGACCGCTTAATGATTATTTTTACCAGAATAACACCTACAACGGTTTCTTGGTTTCTAGGTTGGGCGGGTTTTGGGCTGATGGCTCGGCTGCCGGCGGTTTCTTTCGGGCTGTGGGTAATGCCGCGAGTAGTCGGCCTCGGCATATCGGGGGGCGGCTTTTGTTTGTGCCTTCCGGTGGAAAAGAAGTGGAATGATTCATTTATTGAATCTGCAGGATGTTTGAATGACCTTATGGGCAAGGTGAACTTGGTTTCTAAATTAGGCAGGAATTGGAATAATGGCTCGAATGCCAGCAGTTTCTATCGGAATGTGAATAATACCGCGAGTAATCGGAATCGGAATATCAGGGGGCGGCTTTTGTTTGTGCATAATTATCATTGAAGTATTTTCAATGCCATGACTGACGCCACCTTGCCCTGCCACTTGGCAAAACAGAACAAAAGTAACCCTTGTGTTAGTAGGTCAAATGATTCGAAAATTCAAGGAGGCACAAACACATTGTGAAGAGAGCAGGTAATCTATACCATAAGATTTATGATTTGGAGAATCTGAAAACTGCTCATTCTCATGCGAGGAAGAAT